CTTATCCTATATCATTGATTAATTTGTCCAGCTGTAATTGCACTGATGATCTGAACATTATCAACCGTAGCTGCACTTGTTAAAATTTCATTCGGTTCGGCATTGATCTGAAATAGTGTACCAAACGACGATGCTGAATTTGTAGGTACTATAATGATGCTACTTACATATGGCACTAATGTATTATGCAAATAAGCACTTAGCTCACTGAAGTAAAAGCTTTCGCCAAAATCCCAATTGGCAATATCAAAATAATCATTCAGCGCCGCTACCACTTTACTTTTTACATCATTATCTGTAATTGCGATTAAAGGATTTTTCACTATTTTAAACGTGGCTCTAAGTGCAGGGTCTGCTTTGTCACCAAATAATGGCTTAAATATACCTGAGTTGTAAATTATACTGTCACTGATAGATTTGTAACTTTCAATTGATCCAAACTCCAATCTAAGTTCCTCGTTTGTCATTGGTGTTGGTTCAATCAATCTGTTGCTAGTATCTCTAATGTACGCATAATAGTCATCGCTATATGCCTTTGGTAATAGATATAAATCTATTAGATTATTGGGGCTAGGATCGATTCTACGATTATTGGGTGCATTATGCACATATTGGAAAAAGATTTCTGATCTGCCTATTCTAGCAATATAATCTGTGGTTTCAGTTATTGATGATGACGATGATATAAAAAACTTACCCTCGCTGGTAGCATAAAAAATTGTTCCGGATGGATATAAATTTATATTAGATAAAATAATAGATTCTGTTGAATAGCTAGTCACGACACTAGAGTTTGATATAGGGTCAAATCTAGCAAACTCGTATTGATCCACTGTTTTTTGGAAAAAAACAAATTTATTTTGTGGATTAACAGTAGGGTCAACTAAAGTCACAAATAAATCTGGTTCATCTGGTACAGAATCTATGTTGTCATCTGGAAAAGTTATGTTTATTTTTCTGTTATCTTCGTACCCATCTGCACCAACTACCGTGTTCCACACTCTAAATGTCTTACTGTAAAACAAAGCGTTAGATGAATCAGGTTCAGTATTGGTTCGTAAAACTTTGATAGAATCTTGTCTCGTTGCCGCTGTTCTACTATCATAAACTTTAACATTTGGATCAAAATAGAATCTAGTTTCAAGAACACTTTGAAATATATAACTTATTCCGCGGCTTTCAACTTGATAGGCACCAGACGAATAATTGAGTTTAATAAACCAGCTTGCGTCTAATCCAGTTCCGGCTGTGCTTCCGGCATTTGTTAAACTAAAATCCAAATTTGACAAATTGTCAGAATCAATAATTTTCCAATCTTGTGTTGCAAGATCGTATCTTAATCCAAATGTTTTAAAACTTAATATATTATTTTTTATTGCTTCAGTGAATGAATCAGACCAATCAATTGGAAAGTATGGTATTACAACATCGACTATTGCACCTGTAGGCACAAACTTGCTTATAACAGCTTCAGCCAGTGGCCCTAAAGTATTATCATAGTTTATAATACTGGCCCAGATTGTTGTTTTTTCATATTCTGTTGATACTGTTCCTGTCTGCAATCTATTTTGTGCATCAAAGTACTTTCCGGTTGGAGCAGTAAATCTTATCAGCGACCCTAGTGTGAGATAGGTGTAATTAGGGCTACTCAAAGTTCCAGTTGATCTACCATTGGATTCACTTATTACTGTCCACGTTGCCAAGCGTTTCACAGTTCCTGATCCTGTACCTGCCCCAGTGGCAACAAATTTTGATCCTGCAGTGTTTGATAATGATCCTACACCGGTAAAGTCAGATGTGCCAACACTGACGATTACGTATGCCCGGCCTTGCACCATTTGGCTGGCCGATTCGGTCACGCCCTCAATTGAAAATCTTGTGGCAGTGTCGTAAAACAAATGCCTAGTAGGTATAGATGCTATCAAGGGTTTAATTTGATTTTGTATGATAAAGTTTACTTCGGTGCTACTGGTAAACTGAAATGACAAATTCTGTGCGTAATTTTCTTTGTAAATGATACCGTCTTGGGCAAAAATATTTGTGCTCGAATATCTACCAGTCGAATCAATGACATCAAGATATCTGCTTATGCCCGAACTTGATCTATTAACCGCTTTGGCTTTGACAATATTATTAAAAACAGTATAAGGAAGAATATTGTAATCTTCGCCTGTGATCATACGATTTTGTGTATAATATTGCTGAGGAGCTTTGGTACGTATAGATTCCAAAGTTTCGCGAGGGCTAGAATTTGTCACTGTGTACTGCAAACTAACTCTCACTGTGAGTGTTTCAATTTTGCCTTTTTTACTTAGATAATTAAAAGTTATAGGAACATTAGCTATTTCTTCGGGTGTAATTTTATAAGACAAGTTGTTTGACTGTCTGTAGAACAATCTAAATTTGCCTACTGGAACATTAGTAAAACTTCCGTCGCCAAAAACTAGATCAATTTGATCATTCGCCCGTGTGCTGACACTGTATAAATTTCTATCAGTTATATTATTGTAAATCACATTTACACCAGCAATGGCAGGAACCTTTTGCCATATCTCTGAAGGTATGCCACTTGATGTTAGTGAATACAACCATATGTCGGTGTTGTTGATATTATCAAAATTTATGTTTACTATTCTGTTTGGTAAAGAATCGTCAATATTAAAATCTACAGTTCTTAATTCACCTTGCTTGAAGTGTATAAAATACCCGGTGTTGTTGGACTCGTTGCCCAAGTTGTCATTTCTGTACAATATGTTAAAAATGCCATCTGGTGTGGGGTTTGATTCATAAATGTACTCTTGATTTGTTGTAGACGCACTGACTGCTTCAAATGTAAAACTTGTGCCTCCTATACTGGCTTGAAATGGAAATACTGGCAAAAGATTGTTCAAAATTCCCAAAGAATATTCGTAGGTTTTGATTCCATTCAGTACTTTAAAAGCACCAGGTTTTCCAATTGATTGAGTAGTAATTAATGCAGAATTCAAAACTGCTGTAAATTGCTCTAGCCAGTTGTCATTGGTTGTATCGTTCCAGTTTATAATCAAATTATTAAGATTTGTACCTTGACTGTCGAACAATATCTCAGTGGTGCTAACACTATCAACTTTAAGTAAACCTGATGCAGGAACGTTTCTTTTTGGGCTGTAGCTCAAAAGTCTTGCCAGCTTCAGAACACTGTCTCTGCGTTCTGCTGTATCAATGAAGTTTTCTCTTGCATTAAGATCTGTTCTAAATGCTAGGCTTTGCCCCAAGAAAGCTATGAGATCAATGAGCGCAATGTATTCAGAACTTTCAGTAAAATCGTTAAAATCTTCAGGATAGTAAGCACGCAAGTACTCTATCATGGTTTTACGAATAGTTTCAAAGTCAAAGCTTTGAAAATCTGCTTCTCTGAAAGTTTGATAAACTTTGGTCCAATCTTGCTGGACTAGTAAACTGGTTTGTCTTGTTGTTAAGGCCATAAAAGTATCCTACGTCCAGTATTTATCGATTTAAAAATCTGGTACTTTTATGATACAGTTAGATTCTGAGATTGTGCGTCAAATTTAAGAATAAGGCTATCGGCAAAATTACCAGGCAAATAAGTTAAATCAAGTTGTATTTGCAAACCTTGGTCAAACTCGTTTATTATAACTTCGTCAACTTGTAGCCGTGGATCGTAATTGACTATTCTTTTGACATCTTGCGCAATTGCTGCCTTGACATCGGGTGTTAGCGGGTCGTAGAGACAGTTCCAGATAATAGATCCAAAATTTGGTTGCATCAACTTTTCTCCTTTTTTTATATTGAAATGATTTATTAAATCCTGCTTAACCAAATCAAAATCAACAATACGGAATTTTTTTGATGCGCCTATTGTGTTTAATCCTCTATACTTGTATGCCATAATCGTATTTATTGAACAATTTAAACGTAGTCTGCTGCTAGATTTTGTACTGCATATTTTCCTGCGTTAAAGAACAAACTGCCAGATCGTCCTTGACTGTCTTGCTGTCCGCCTTGATCTCGCCAAATTTGACATTTTACGGCGTTATAATTATTGTTAGCTTCATTGATTATCAAGTCAAAAACTGCATTATTAATTTTTTTTGTTTGTATGATAGTGGGATTTTCGGCATCTTGAAATTGGTAAGATAATGCCAATATACCTGCTATCACTGCTTTGCTATCATTTTCTCTAATTGCACCAGACTGAATTAATTTTTCATAATTATCGTCAAAAAATAGCTGCATAACTTTGTTCTGTATAGCTGCATTTTCTAAAAATAATTCTTGTGTATCAATTCCATCCAAGTTTGTCCACCCATTGTCGTCTTTGTATCCGTATTTTTTCAAAACAAAATCTGAAACAAGATATTGGCCAAGACGGTCGCCATTGACAGCGCCAATATTGGAACCAGTTTCCATATAAGATATTTGTAGCATAATACATTTAACTTCAAAAGCAGTTAGCGCAGAAATGCCGCTATCGGCTGCTGAAATGCTTGTAGTTCTAGGCAAATTATTACCCACTAACACACTTCTTGATGCTTTTAACAACAATGGCTCTTGCGCAGATGTAATTATTCCTATGTCCATGTTGTTATTCCGGTGTTTGATTTACAGCAACAATAACTCCACCCGAATTGAGCTTGAGTTCGCCAGTAGCTCGAGTCCATGGCTCATGAGTAGGTGTAAATGCACAAACACTATCAAATTTTTCTGTAGCTTTTTTCCATTTTTTCTTTTCAGTGTCGGGTTCTGTGTTGATTTGTTTATAAAATTCCAATGGTTCATTTACACCAGGTTTGTCCGGTACATTGGTGTTAAGATAAATTTTCCTGCCCTTCATGGTAAGATCTGCACTTGTTAACCAGCCGCCAGTGATAGATTGCATGGAAATAAATGTGTCGCTTTTGACTCCAACATTACCAGCGTTGAGTTGATAATTCTTGATGGATGTTATTTTTGAAATTTTAGTTTCTGACAGGATATTTTCTGCTGCATAAATTTTGAGTGTATTACCGGCATGAATGTTAATGTTTCTATCAGCATGTAAGTTCATATCTTTTCTGGTTCTTATGTTCAAATCTTCATGACCGTATACATTAATACTTCCATTTTTAGTCAATTCCACCCAGGCATTACCTGTTTTATTAATAATGTAAAATAGGTCTTCGGTATCATGCATGAGAATAGTATGGCCACCTGCAGTTCGCAATCTAATTAGATTGTCTTTGCCTGCAATGTCTCCGTCATCCATAACAAACGTGTGTCCGCCTTTTCGTGCTGCAAAACTTTGTACCACGGTGATAGGAATATCCTGTATGTTAGGGAAATCTGTTGTGTCAGGAATAGTTCTACCCGGAGTGCTTATACCAAATACTTGACTAGGGCCATCACGTTGAGCACTGCTGGTTATTGTACCGCGCTTGAAATCAGTTTCTAGTCCTTGTTCTAATACAATATTGGCCTGAGGTACATGTACTGATTTAGGAAGAGTAACAAAATTTGGTGCGTTATCACGTTGAAGACTGTTGGTGTTTAACTCAGTTACTGGCAAATAGTCAGTGCTAGTATCTACTCTGCCTTTTATTGCAGGATCCTGAGCAATAGTTTCACTGTTGTTAACTGCTCTAGCTATTGCCGGGGTCATATGTAAAACAGGAGTATTGGGAACAGAAGCAATAAAATAACCTCTGTTAGGATCGCCCATGACAAATACAACTAAAACAAAATTATCAATATCGGGAGGCACAGCCCACAATCCATAAGTTTGATTTTCGTTACCAAACACTTTATCATCTTCGGATTGTGTACCTCTAGTACTTCCAAAGTAAGGACTTGCGTAATTTACAGTGTACCAATTACCAGGTTCTTCTTCTTTACCGCCTAGATCTGGAATGAATACTTGTAATCTACCTAATCTTGCTGGGTCTGAATTATTTTTTACAATACCTAAATGTGGGCCCGAATCGACTCTTACTCCCGGAGAACTTTCTCTGTTAGACCAAGTTGGTAACTTTGATCCTGCTCGATTATCTTTCATGATTTATAAGCATCCATTTTATAATGTTGATTGATTTAACCCGCTATAACTACTACTTGTATTGTTTACTGGAGAACTTACGCTAGTCTTTCCTGTTGCAGTTGAATTTTCAGTGTCTACCAGATCATCTGGCACCCGTATTAGTTCAAGCGTTTGTTCAAATTTTCCTCTAGAAAAATCACTAGTAAC